AATGGTGATAAGTCAAAAGTCATAATAACCCTCCTTTTAAGCAGTTAATTGTTTGTGTCAGCACTTATCAAGCTACTGATATATGTAATATGGGGTATTAGTTAGTCTTTGTCAAGGTCGTCTTCAAATTCAGGCTCAAAGCTTATATCCATATTCATATCTAACTGAGGATCAGCTTCAAATTCAAATTTTAATTGTTCTTTGGTTTTTTCAATAGCATCAGCTACTGCTAATGGGATGTATATAAGCTTACCGTTTTTAAATTGTTTAAAGGTGTTACGACAAAGCCTGCAGAAATATTTATCTTCTTTTATCTTTTTCATGGTGGTTAAACGTTGACAACTAGGACACAGTGACACATCAATGATTTTAGATTTATCCATTACTTTGCTTCTCCCCAGTTTTTAGCTAAAGCGTAGTCCACTTCGCTTGGTACATTTAGCTCCACACATTTCTCCATTTTAGTTTTTATATTAAGTGCCTGCTTTTTGGTTTCAACGGATATGTTTAGTTCGTCATGCACTTGTATATGAGGTATGATACCATCCTGTTCATATAAGTCCACCATTGCTTTCTTTGTTTGGTCCGCTGCAGATCCTTGAATTAACTTGTTTAATGCTTTGTAAGTACCAGCACGTTTATAATTTCCATGACCTAATGCATTAATTGCGTCTTCTCTGGTTTTATAAAAACCTTTCTTACCAAATTCTCTTGGCTCATAGAAAGGGAAACGACAATGTCTTCCAAGCAATGTCTTAATTTCGCCACGAGCTGATGCCTTATCCATTACGTTATATGTAAGCTGTTTAACAAAAGGCACTCTGTTTTGATATATACTTATAATTTCTTCAGCTTCTTCTTTTTCAATACCTAGTTCAGTCATTAATTTATTTTTACCCATACCATAGAACAGGCCTAGATTAATTGTTTTAGCTTGACCTCTTGGAATCTGAGCAATCTCTGCAACCATTTTATGGAAGTCTGCTTTGCCCTCCCGGTAGCCGTTGACTATTGTCCGTACATCAAGACCATCTGCATATGCATAATGTACAACTAGTCTTGGTTCTTGCTGTGAGTAATCAAATGTTCCCCATTGCATGCCTTCTTCAGGAATAAATAAGCTACGAATCATTTTCTTTATATCTTCATTCCTAGCAGGAATTTGTTGCAAGTTAGGATTAGAATAACTAAACCTTCCAGTAACTGTTCCACCATCATCACTTCTCATTTGATGAATTTCTGAATGTATTCTGCCCTTGTGTTGATGCCGGAGTATAGTGTCAATGAATGTTGTATTAGCTTTATTCATTTCTCTTGCTTCTACAATTTTTTGCGCAATCTCATGTTCATGGTTAAGTAAAAAGTTTTTTGTAAAACTAGGTGCTTGTGTTTTTTTAGTTAGTGGGTATGTAATATTTAGTTTATCAAATGCTTTTGCAATAGATGCTGCAGCCCATATTTCTATGTCCAAACCACACATCTTCTTGATTTCTAACATTAATTTCTTTTCTTTTTCTACCAATTGTTTCTTAGCAACCTCAGCTTGGTCCAAGTCTACTCGTACACCCTGTGCTCTCATGTCAATTAAACATGGTTGTAATCTTGTTTCTAAATCATAAATTTCTTGGAGCTCTTGCTTATCTATTTCCTCTTTGTTTAATAAATAAAGATCGTACGTTAGCCGTGCATCGTATTCCGCGTACTCCCCAACATGCATTGATGGTAGTTTGTACATTTCTTTTTTAGGATCAACACCAAACTCTTTAGCCGCTGCTATAAGTAAGTCTTCGTTTTTAGTTCTACCTAATTTATCTTTTGCTAAACTATTTAAAGTGTATGAGTATCTATTTTCATCTATCAACGCACTTGATATCATAGTGTCGTGAATTTTACCGTTGACCGTTATCCCTAGAGTCCTTAACCAACCTAAATCGTATGATGCATTATGAAACACTTTATCACAATCAAGTTTAGCAACACCTTTAAACCAATCTAAAACTTTTTTCTTATCCAGGTTACCGCCGTTATGACCAATTGGATAATAACCTTCCCAATCTGCAGTTGCTACAGCGATACCGGTTACATAACCATTACCAGTGGCCCAACCAGAGCCGTTAATTGTTAGTTCTGTATCACAAGTTTCTAAGTCAATTGCGATTAACTTCTCTTTTGATAAGTCAGGAAAGTATTCCTTAGGCGTCCATTCAGTGGGAGCGTTGTATATAAATTTATTCATATTCCTCTTTTAGTTTATTTAAAAACCAAATAGCTTTATCTAAATCTTCTACCGGTTTTTTCTTCCATTCATGGCGCCAGATATATTTTATAGCTGAACCTTGTAAGTAGTATCTAAAGCCATAACCCTGACATGATTTAATTGCATCAATACATTGTATATCACCTTTATTGTAATGCTCCGGATAGTTTACCGGATCGTGTTTCTTTTTCTTCATAATGCTAATCTAAAATGCATTGTTGTTTGTGGTAACAACACATGCAGTTCCTCCTTTGCTCTAGTTGCACCAACATAAAAGACGCGTTGTTCGTCGTCAGAATCTTTCTGATATGATGTGTATGTCTTTATGTTCATGTCAGTTGTTAATAATACGTTATCACATTCGCCGCCTTTTGCAGCATGAATTGTTGAAATTTTTATTCTAGGATCTTTGGTAATATCTTCGTCTCCTAAACCAAGTCTCAGTAGATAAGCTCTATCTTGTATGTTTATTTTCTCTAGTGCATATTGCCACTCACCCACACTAAAAGGACCAAATAAAATTTTTAAAGTATCTAAGTCATACAAATGTGAATCATTCATCTTTTCTAATTCTTCTTCATATTTATCGGATACTGTTTTATAGAAAAAAACTTTTTTAATTGTTTTCTTGTATATCATTTCACCGTTAACTAAATCATTCCAACCAATAACAGCATCAAACATTCTTTGTGGAATTGGTTTAATTATATTTTTATGTTCTTGTTTTTCATACCACAGACCTTGATTACGACATTCTTCTTCTAATTTATTTAAAATAAATTTATCTCTTCCAAGCAATAACCACTTACCCTGAGAAAGATCAACACTTTCAATGGTTTGGTGGTAATTAACTTTACCCTCTTCTTCTTGAGGCTCCCATTTTTTTTCTATTCTATTCTTAGTAACACCTATTATTTGTTGTGCGAACGCCTGCACTTCTTTTTTAACTCTATAAGATTTTGGAAGAACTATTTCTTCTGCAGGGTAGTCTATAAATCTTTCTACATCTGCACCAAGCCATCTGTAAATTGCTTGGTCGTCATCGCCTGCTAAATATAATCTTTCAGAAGTTGATGCAAAATGTTCTACCATTGCCCATTGCATAGGAGTTAAATCTTGTGCTTCATCAATAAATACTACTTCTAATGTAGGTAATAAGTTTTCATTAACTGCTTCATAAATCATATCAGCATAATCAATATATCTATTATCTTCTTTAAATTGATCGTAGGCCGTTGACAGGTGTTCAAGGTACTTCCATTCAACTATTGTTGTATCGACGTACTTTCTATAATGTTCCTCTAATGGTATACCACGTGCACGTGCCAAGTTATGTTGATTTAAATAAACGTTATCAGACATTCCTGTTTCAGTATCAATTACTAACTTTGCTTTAAGACCAATCTTGTCAGCAAAAGATTTAAACTGCGGTTTACCCATAACAGTTCTTCCTTCTTGGTTAATTGAATGATAGCCACATGAATGCAATGTTGAAAACCATTTAAACCTTTTTTTATCTAAACCAAACTTTTCAATTGCTCTATCTCGTGCTTCGTTTGCAGCTTTACGAGTGAAAGAAAAATAACCTATCTTTTCTATCGGCACACTTTCCATTTCTGTTTGTACATAATTAAGGAGAGTTGTTGTTTTGCCGGTACCTGGTGGGCCAAGAACTTTTATAACTTTAGACATTAGTAAGACTCTTTTTCTTTCATATCAGGTATTGCAGCTTGAACATCTTCCATTTCATCAACAAATTCTGGAATAGTCCAAACTTTTAAGAAGACAACTCCATCTGGTTTGGAGACTCGAATAGTTTTCTTAACACCCTTTAGTTCTTGTTCAATAGTCCTAACCATCTTGTTTCTATGAAACACAGTAAACTTTTTCTTTTGTAAAAAGTCTTCTAAGTCTTTTAATAAGAAATGATGTTTACGATCTTCATTAGCTTCCTTATTTAACCAAGGTTTTCCTAAAGCTAACTCTTCTTTGGTTTGAGCCGCACCTTTATTAGTACACCATTCTTTTAAATACTCTATAAATTGCTCAGTATTACTAACACCTTTTATTGGAGTATGTGTAGCGCTACCAAGTATAGCACCTATTTTTTCAGTCCAACGAGGAACTGGTATTACTTTAGGCATAGTATTTATTTGTTCCATACAACGACGCTGAAATCTTATTTGATTTTGTAAGTCTTCTGTTTCAAGTTCCAAAGGTTTATCTACCCCATCAAGCGATAGAAACCACAAAGGAGGTTCTGATCCATATTTTTCTAGGCCTGTTGGAGCAACATCTAAATCAGTTTCTCCTTTTCCAAACTTACGTCTAAAACATTCTCTACGATTACAGTTTGAACACAAAGGTTCTTTATTACATGCGTAGTCGTACTCCTTCTTTTTAACTGACTTTTCTATTTTCTCTATGTCTGATTGAGATAATGGAGGATCACACATTTCACTATTAATTGCCCCAAGCTCAAACAAGAAATCTGTTTTACCTGACTTCTTTAAAAACACAGCTACATTAGTCATTGCTTCATCTCTACCACCTTCTGGTACACCATTGTGATATAAAGTGTTTAAACAAGGAGGACCTTCTACAAATTTATCCTCCAACTTTAAAAACTCCTCGTCAGCATTCGGTCGAGCATAGATAGAATACATAGAATAGAACGCTTCTAAACTACAAGGATTACCAGCATCATCTAGTGCATATCGATCAGTATTATCTGCATTAAAATATGGTAAGTTTAAATAATTTCCTGTCTGTCCTTTATCTAATAATAACTTTACTTGCTTTGGAAAAATTTCTGAGCCTGCACAACCTAGAAAAGACGCAAACTCTTTTAATCTAGATTGTACAAGACTCGCTTTCACGGGGACAGTGAAAAACATAAATACATGTGCACCACCACTTTTAGACTTAAACACTATCAGTGGTAAATTATTATCTCTTATTTTTTTAATTAATTTTAAGTGATCAAAGCCATTGTATTTATCAATATCAATACACCCCCAACGACACTCATTGTTTTCATTTATTGGGATTATGCCAAGACTAGCTACACCGTTAAGGTGATCGTCCCATAGTTTATCTGGGAGACCATTTGGTTCCCTAATAATTTGATTTTTACCTTGCAGTTTACCTGCATCGTTTTTATCTTCAGGTATAAATTTGCCGTAGGCAATATTTAAGCCACTAAATATCTCTATGAATTTCTGTTTCATTCTGTCCCTCTGTATTAAAGGGTGGCCGAAGCCACCCTAAGTTTTAATATGACGATGAAGTTGCTGCTTGAGCTTCTTCTTCGTGGGACACTTTAACAGTATCTTTGCTTACACCTTGTGAAAACAATTTAGCTGCATCGTACATCCCCTTATCTGTTACAGGACCAACTTTTTGTATGTCCCAACCAAACCACGTTCCTTTAGCATTGGACTGTGGCACAGTTTTTAGCTTATAGACGTGACTATAAGAAGGAGGCGTAAACGGCCCATTCTTACCTTGCATCTTTAAACCAAGCATCATGGAGTTCCACTTACGTGAAACTTTTCTTTGTGTAGCTTTCATAGTGATGAGTGCTTGCTCATAACCATTTTCACTAACAACCAATACATAGTGATTAGCAGTTTCGTCAATCACATTACCGTTTGGCATTCTGTTTTGAAAGTTAGCATCTCTTGGAGCTTGACTAATATCAAAATCAGCTTCATGAACCGCTACAGGAGCACCGCTGCCTTTACCACGTTCACCCCACTCTATAAACTGTCGTTTATAGTGGCAAGGTATTACATCAATACCTTGTTCTCCATCAGATAATGTACCTGACACAGTATTATAAATCATGCCAGGCTCTGCGCCTTCTACATAATTATTACTTGTCTTGTTACACTGCGGAGATAATTGACTCAACACTTTCAAAAATGGAAGTGCCAGATCATCGGTGGAACTAACGTTCTCAAGACCGCTCTGTGTTTTAGCATCTGTCATGAACATATTTGCATCGACAGTAGCTACAGCGTTGTCCGTTGTTTTTTGTACTTTATTCATTGTTATTTTTTCCTTGTTATTTTTGCTTGCCTACCAACAAACGTTTTAAAAATATCTTCAGGTGGTAGATCAGCACCTTTTTCGTGCAGTTCCCGAAGAGTTGCTTTTAGGGTCTGAATGTGCACAGTCATATCCTGCTGCACCTCATAACCATTGGCGGTGGCTAACTTGGAAAATTCCAATGCCTTTCCGTCTTCGTCACGACCGAATCTAGCTGATATTTCATTTTTAATGATATCACCTAAATTATTGTCACGAAGCCATTGATACGCCTCAGCCCTGTCGTCAGGTCGATCCTTTGGCGGTATACTAATACTGTAAAATGGTTTTACATCGATGGAGCTACCATCATTTAATTTGAGTTGTGTCAAGTTCTTTTCTTGCATTATAGCAGGTATTTTTTCTTGTCG